GTTTTTCTAATTTTTTAATGTGTACTCTCAAATCTCCGTTATTTTTTAAGTGATGCTTTTCTAAAGTCTCAATTCTTTTTATTTTAGAGACTGCTTTTTTTAATTTATCTTTTAATAATTTATTTTGGTTTTCCAGGTATTCTATTTTTTCTGGATCATCAAACATTCCACTATTCGTCATAGTCCTCCTGGAGCTGCTCTGTTGTACTCGGAGTTAATTTAGTAATCTCATTAGCTTTAGTGATGGCAACTATCTCAACATGAGTATCTCTTAGCTCATCCTTACAAGCATCCTTAGCTTCGTTTAATGTGTCCATCAAAGCTGGGTAATTACTTTCATAAACACCGTATATATAAAGATCATTAATAGCAGCTGTTACTCTTGCTAAACCTTTATGTCTTTTTTCTAATCTTAATAATTTTTGATCACTCATTTTTTAAGACCTCCTTTAATTTATATTTTACGTTTTCTATTTTAAGATCTGTAACTTCAGCTTCTGCTTCTGTTGGATCTTTACCTTCGATAGCTAATGTCTCTGTTTGATATTCTTCTTTGAGAACGAAGTCAGCTTGACCAGTAGTAGTTTTAATTATTTTTGACATTCTTCAACTCCGTTATTTCTTGTTTGAGCTGGTCCACTTCTACTTGATACAATCGAACATCATTCTCTAAAGAAGCAACATCTCTTTTGTCTGGACTTAGTTCAGCAATCTTCTCTTCTCCAATTTGTGTAACGGTCCTACCATTATCTCTGGTCCATTTAATTAATGGCTCAAAGTCACTAAGTAATATGCTTTGGATCTCTAAACTTTTATGATCTGTTGGTTCAAACTTTACTGATATACAGTAGTGTCTAGCTGCACCAGGCATTGTTTGTTCTTGGATTTCTATCTCAACGTATTTACTATCTATGACTGGCATGGTTTCTCCATCTGTATTGTGTGTTCAAAATCTTTAGCTTCATTTCTTAAAGTTAATCCTCTGTGATATTCAATGAAGTTTGGATCTATAATTACATCAGCTCTTAATTTAAAAAATTCTGCTAACTGTTTAAGCTTTAGTGCGCTTACTCCATTAGCTCCTTTTTCGTATTTCTGAACTTGTTGAAACGTAGTTCCAATAGCTCTTCCAACTCTAGCTTGAGTGTAGTTATTTAATTTCCTGATGTACTTGATGTTGTTTCCAACGGTGGCATTAAAGGTAAGTTCTTCAGGTGTTCTTTGTCTGTTAGGCATTTAATCTCCTCTATGGTTAAGTTAAAGTAATTTTCCGTTTGTTCTTTCCAGCCAGTAAAATCATAAATTGTAGATCTTTCTGCTGTTGCAAAGAACGCCAACGGTGGCATCTGTCGAAACACATCATCAGCTTTAATAAAAAATGCTGGAAGGTTATCTTCAAATTTTAAGTACCAGTTAGTCTGGTTAATTCTATGTATTGGCATATCTGAACTGAATGCCTGGTAGTGCATGTAACTTGCGTAAGCTTTATCGCCTTCTTTTCTAGCCATTATAAATATTCCTCCAATGGATCTGTGATTTGGTTTTTTTTGATTTGCTCTGCTAATTTGCAAATTATTCTTTGACTTACTTCAGGAGAAAATTTCATTACATCTCCAAACAAAGCCAACATATCTAAGGATCTGCCATCAATATCTGGAAGCTTATCCCAGTCATTTTTAAGCATCATCCATTCGATATTTTCTTGGTACATATTTTTTTCTGTTTCCATCTCAAGCGCTAACTTCTGCGCTTCAGATAGTTGATTAATTGGAGTGTTAGGAAATTTAATAACCTTATTGCTCATTATCTAAATTCCTTCTAGCCATTGCTAAATCTTCTTCATCAGGCTCAACATCTTCTTCAAACCATTCTTTAGCCTTTTGCATTGTCTGCGCTTGATACAAATAGTTAGCTGCATCATCGTATGTATCTTCTTTGTAGCCTCCTTGAGTTCTAATAAGCTTTGCAATCACATACATATTAGCAACAACATGACCTGGAATATCCGCATTAAGACCAAGTAGAGAGGACCAAGCTCTACCAATATTAATCATATTGGCATCGAATGATCCGTACTCTAAATGTTTAGCTTGACGGATTTTTTTAAGCTTTTCGTTTAGCATTTTTCTCTTTGCTTTCTGCATGAGCAGAGTAGGCTGCGTTGATAAAATACGAAGCGGTCTTTGCAAGACTTTGAGGCATCTCAAACTGTTCGTCTGATAATGTTCTCAGCTTTTTATAAGTGTCCATGCTCAAGGCTATAGATTTATATTTATCCGTGTCCATGATTACTCCAAGTTCGCTGGATCAAATGATGTGTCGGCTGAATTTAATTCCAGTTCCTCCACTCTGTGCATCCAATAGTAGGTTGATCCTTTTGGAAGTTTTCCAGTACCTGATGCTTCAGCTTTGTAAGCACCAACTCTATATTTTTTTCCGTCAGGTAAAGTTATAGTTCCTTTAAGGTCATAACTTTTTGGGTTTTCTTTATTGGTGTTTGGAAATACTACACCTAAAGATTTTCGTTCTTTATTTTGATCATCCATTTTGGATAACTCCTTTAGCCTCAAGGTTTGATTTAATTTGGTTAAACTTTTCAAGGAACTGTTCCCAAGCGTAAGCATCATCTGCTTTCACTCTTTGCATTAGTTCTTTGTTATTAGTTAACCATTCTTTGTAAGCGCCAAGATGCGAGACCTTATTCAGCTCGGCTAATGCTGCTGTAAGTGTGGTATCAGAAGCAACTATTGCGTTTGATACTTCTTGAGCAGAAGCAATATTGTCATTGGTTAAACCAGCGAATGCTGCAGCACGACCGACTGCGCTAGTCTCAGCTACTTCTAGTGAGGATAACTGGTTTATTCTTGATGATGATTTTAATTCTTCAGCTAGTCCAGTAGAGACAAGCTTTCCATCAATCCAAATTTCAGATTTAACGATAACCTTTTTATCGTCATGGTATAAAAGCTCAGACTTGATTGTTGCATCTAAGCCTAGATTTTTTCTTAACATTCCTACTCTAAATGCAACATCTGCATAATCTTTAGAGTGAATTTTAATTGTATTACCTTTGAGATTTCCTTTGAAATCCGCAATGGTACTTTTTAGTTTATCAGCTGACATATATAATAGCCTCCTATGATGAGTGTTGTGTAGTTGATGAGTTGTGGAGACATTATAAATCGCTCCAAATTTTTTTAGCTCTAGCCAAATGTTTAGATCCAATATTCCAATAGAACTGATGATCAAAGCCAGGCTCTACATCTCTAGCTATTTCTTTTAAGATCATTTCAGGCTCTTCAAGATCTATGTATCTCGATAGTAATCTTTCTTTTCTGATACAATTTCTAACAAGCTGTTCGTAATAATTATTTAAGTTTTGTAATTCTAAATCCGCACAATTCTTTTCAGTAAAGATCATGTGTTCATCTGCAGACAGATAAATAAGATAAGGAAAGATGTTCTTATTTAATTTTCTTAGGCTAAAACAATAAAAAGCCAACTGTTGCAGATGATTAACCAAAGGTGTGGATGGCAGTTTGGCAGAAGCAAAAGACCTAGTGCCATCCTTCTTAATCTTACCTGGTCGTTGCCAAGACGTTTTTAACTCACAGACCGAAAGAAACGGAGCTGCTCCAGATATGGAATGAGCAGACGCTGCATCAGATCGCTCTGATACATTAAAATCTGTAAAGTGTAGGTCAGTTCTACCAACTATAGGTAAAGAAAGTCTGTGATCGATATGATTGATGCTATCTTCTGCAACAATCTTTTCTGATTTAAGAATATTTATTTTTTCAAAAGCCAAATATCCTTGTTGAATTGTTTGAGGTATAGTTTCCTGGAAGTGTTCTTTCTTCTCTCTGTCTTTATCGTTGACTGGAATATACTCCATAAATTTATCCATTGCTTTTGCAATAGCTTCTTCTTTAGAAAGTTTTGTATTTTTATGTGGTGCAAGTTTTCTTTGATTAGGATTGAAGGACCAAATATCAGTTGAGTAATGAAACTGAATTGCATCATTGACTGCAACACCAGCTGCCATGTTAGCGTTACCATCAAATTCTCTTCTCTGTTCTTGAGTAGAAAATAAATATCTGAATGCGTAAACACCTTCAGGCATTGAGCTTGAAGTGGGGGAGTGATGATTAATTTTTAAAAGTTCGTTTAGTTTTGTAAAACCGTCTTGTTGTAAAGTTTCTAACGGATCTATTATTTTTTTTTGTTTTAAAATCATAGACGCATTCTAAAACAGAAAGTTTATTTCTCTTTAGTACAGATGCTCTTGATTGTGTTTTGATGTATCTAAATGTTTTTAGATGTTGTTAGCTGCAGATCTTTGCTGTGAGATGCTGTTAGTTGCGGTTGGTTGCGGTGTCTGTTCCCAGTCTAAACCTTTAATAAAATTTAATAACCAAATAACTTTTATTTTATAAACTCTTAATCCAAATACTTTGTATTGTGGTCCAAGTTGTAATTCTGGATTATCTATATTTTTAGATCTCCAACTTTCCCAAGTACGTTTTTTTAAAAGTTGAGGCGCTAGTAATAAACAATCATCTATAGTCAGCCATCTCTCAAGATCTTTATATCTATATGCTTCTAAATTTATAATGCGTGTTCCATCTGGATTTTCATCTAAAGTAATATTATCT